TCTTGTCGGCCACGGAGAGCGCAATGACCGATTCAGACACCCAAGCACAAACCGGCCTCGCCACGTACCACGATCCATCGCACAACGCAGCAGCGCTCATCCTCGACCCCGGCACCATGAAGTCGATGAGTGACCTCGCGCTGATGATGTCGAAGGGTGTGACAACAGTCCCCAAGCACCTGAAGGGCAATCAAGCTGACTGTATGGCGGTAGTGCTACAAGCAATGCAGTGGCAGATGAACCCCTTCGCTGTTGCGCAGAAGACGTTCATCGTCAACGGCGGTGCATTGAGCTATGAGGCGCAGCTCGTCAACGCGGTGATCACCGCCAAGGCACCAGTCAAGGGCCGCTTGAATTTCGAGTGGTTCGGTAGCTGGGAAAACGTCATCGGGAAGATGCGCGAAGTCATCAGCAAGACCAAGAAGGACGAGGACACTGGCGAGTTCAAGAAGTACCGTGTTCCGGGCTGGAGCTTTGACGACGAGAAAGGTCTCGGGATCAAGGTTTGGGCGACCTTCAAGGGCGAAGACGAGCCTCGCGTTCTGGAGCTTCTGCTCACCCAAGTCCGCACCCGGAACTCTACGCTTTGGGCGGAAGACCCCAAGCAGCAGATTGCCTACCTGGTGACAAAAAAATGGGCGCGACTCTTCTGCCCGGACGTCATCCTCGGCGTCTATACGCCCGACGAGTTCGAAGACTCGTACGGCGGCGAAATCGATGTCACCCCTTTGAAGCAGGCTGCGAACACTGCCGCCTCTTCCAGCGTGTCGTTCGGCCCGAAATCCCCGTCGCCGGAAATCGACGGAGTATTCGCAGACCTTTTGGCCGTCGCGAAGCAGCAGGACATCGAAGCTTATGCAGCAGCTTGGGCAGGTCTCAAGCCGAAGCAGCGCGCAGCAATCGGCCTGGAGTGCCATGAAGCGCTCAAGGCCATGGCGGCAACTGTTGATGGCGACTTCACCTACATAACTGGCACCCACGACGACCTGTCTCAGGCCGAGGAAGCAGCGTAGTGAGAACGGAACTTCAGGGCACTGAAAAGTGGCATGCAGACCGATCTGGCCGAGTGACAGCCAGCCGGTTTAAAGACGTGATCGCCTGGGGGAAGCCAGACAAAAATGGGAAGCGCGAGCCTATGGGGGCTCGTACCTCATACATGCGTGAACTGTGCTTTGAGCGACTGGCGAAGAAGTCCAAGCACAACGTCAGCAGCGCTTCCATGAAGTGGGGTCACACCGAAGAACAGAAGGCCCAGGACGCCTACGAGATGCTGACCGGCAACATCGTCATACCGTCAGAGTTCATCGTCCACCCGAAGTACGACTGGCTCGGCTGTTCACCAGACGGCCTCATCAATGATGACGGGGGCACCGAGTCGAAGTGCCCTTTCAACGAGGCGATTCACGTCAGGACCTGGCTCGAAGGTATGCCCGAGGAACACGTGCCACAGGTCCAGGGCTGCATGTTCGTCACGGGACGGAAATGGTGGGACTTTCTGTCGTTCGATTCTCGTCAGGATGAAGAGTGTCAGCTCTACATCGAAACCATTTACCGCGACGAAGACTACATCGCCAACCTTCACATAGAGCTGGTCCAGTTCAACCTGGAGCTGAATCGCATGGTGGATGAAGTCGCGGACAAGGCCAGGGCGCAGGCCCATCGCCTAGGAGCTTGATCATGATCAGCGATCTGAAATACGACATCGAGTTCCGGCGCGATAAAGCGCACGAGCTTTCCAGTCAGGTCGAACAGCACCTAGCCGCGGGCGGACGCTTCTCCAGAGCAGAGCCCACTCAGATCAATCCCCCACCGGCGGAGCGCTCGGCGAAGATCGATCCCGACACCATCCTCAAGCGTCGGCGTCCCGCCATCACCGCAGCTGAACGCAAGGCGCTGCGGAAACTCGCGGAGGCGTTATGAGCAAGCGCAAGGCAAACAACGGCTTCGCCCGGGCCGAACGAAGCTGCCGGGCACTACTCCGAACCAACCACGTCGCGGTCGTGAACATCGACCCTAGCGGCACGCAGATCATGGCGAACTGGAAGAGCTGTCGGCAGATCCGGAGCCTGGCGATTGCCAACGCTCTATTCGACTTCGCATACCACTGGACGATATACCTCAGCGCCATGTGTCGAGACGAGCGAGGCGTCGAGTACGTCAAATCGGTGGAGATATCGCCGAAGGGTATTTACAAGGTCGAGCGCCTGACGGATGCCATCGAGCATTACTACCTGGAACTGCGGAATAGCTGCAACCCAAACCACATGGTTGCGTCTGGATGGATCGCCGTTCCCGCCGAGCTATCACTTGAAGAGGCGCAGGCAGCGCAGTTGTTCTACGCCGCCGGTGCCTGGCATCAGGTGAAGGTCGCAGCATGAGACGGATCAACAACCAGGTGCGCCAGCGCCGACGACAGACATGGCTGGATATACCAGCCCACGGAATTGAAGAGGCAGGCCATGGCCAAGAGCAACGCGGAATTGCAGAAGGACAAGCGCGCCAAGGAGAAAGCCTTGCTCGACCGGATCGGCGCCGAGAAGCGCACGCTGATTGTGTCGAAAGCGCTCGCTGATGCACTTCAGGTGCTGGGTGATCGGCACGCCTTCGAGGAATGGCAGGAGACGGTGTCGACGTTCCTGATCAACCTCGCCGCCGCGCCAGCGGAAGAATCTGCCCGCTTCGCCAGCATGTCGCGACCTGAAATCGTTGTTTCTGAAAAGTGGTCGCGACAGCTTGATAGGTTCGCAAAGACTGGTATCGAGCCTTAGCTATCTTGGCGCTCTAACTTGATCATAAGCTCATAGAGCCTTGAGTACTCAGTCAGTGCTTCTTTTATTTCAACTTTGTAATTATCAGGCGTTGGACTTGTAGCGGCCTCTGCCGCCGCAATGCCTTGCACATCAAAGGCTATCGACGCCAAATCAAGCGGATCCAAAAACGGTTCAGAAACAAAAATTTTACTGGCTCTGTTTCTTCTAGCTATGTTTGCCAATTGAGCAGCAAGAAGAACTTTCACGCTGACAGTAATCTCAACTTTAAGCTCGTTAAGACAATCATATTCTTTTACGAGATCTAACAGCTTCCAAAATTCATGGGCCCTTGGATCTACAGGGGAAGAACTTGCAAAGCCGCCACCATGCTTGAGGGCGAGCCCTAGAAAAACTCGCAGCATTTCAATTCGAGACTTATTCAAGCTCGCAATTGCTTTTAAAGCTTCCGCCTTTACCTCTTTCAGCTTGACAACATTCCCAGCAATTGAAATCTCCTGCACTTCTGGCGCATAGCCTATGACCATACCAAGCACCGCAAACGCCACAACAAATGCAGTGAATTCAGTCCCTGAAAATTTACCCAAACCTAACAAGTAAAACGCTAAGTACGTAGCAACCCCAAATAGCAAAAAACCAAGTATCCCCAGAAAAACGCGCATAAATCCCCTCCGCAAAAAAGGGACTATACCTCCCGAGGATCCCCTATGTCCGCACAACAGAAATTACCCCAGTTCATCCATGGCCAGCCAAGCATGGGCCTGCCGTTCGAAAAAGAACTGGTCGTGGACCTGTTCGCCGGGGGCGGCGGCGCCAGCACCGGCATTGCCCGGGCGTATCGCGAGCCGGACGTGGCGGTAAACCACAACCCAATCGCCCTGGCCGTGCATCGCGCCAACCATCCGCAGACGGCGCACTATGTTGCCGACGTGTACGAGGTAGACCCGCGCGAAGCCACAGGCGGACAGCCGGTGGCGATCATCTGGGCGTCACCTGATTGCCGTCATCACAGCAAGGCGAAAGGCGGTGCGCCGCGCGATCGCGGTGTTCGTGGGCTGGCATGGGTGGTAATTCGCTGGCTGTTCGTCACCAGGTCTCGCCTGCTCTTCCTCGAAAATGTTGAAGAGTTCTGCGACTGGGGCCCGATCGATGACGATGGCCAGCCAATCAAGGCCGAGCGCGGGCGCACGTTCAAGGCATTCATTACCGCGATCAGCACGGGGCTCGCCGCCGATCACCCGGACATGCCGGAGATCATGCAGGCCATCGGCGAGTTCGTACCGATGGACGCACTGGTGCGTGGCCTTGGCTACAACGTCGAATGGCGTGAGCGCATCGCGGCCAACGCCGGCACGCCGACCATTCGCAAGCGTCTCTACCTGGTAGCTCGCAGCGACGGCAAGCCGATCGTCTGGCCAGTGCCGAAGCGCCACAAGTTGCCGACCGCCAAACAGCAACCCTGGCGCACTGCCGCGGAGTGCATCGACTGGAGCAACTTGGGCCGCACGATCTTCCGCGCCAAGCCTATGGCTGTGAACACGATGCGCCGCGTGGCCAAGGGCTGTTGGAGGCATGTGCTGACCAGCGCGAAGCCGTTCATTGTCCCGATGCGCGGCACGTCAGAATCGCACACCAGCACTCACGGCGTGGATGGAGCCTTATCGACCATCAGCGCCGGCGGCACGCATCACGCACTGGTGCAGCCGGTAGCGGCGCCATTCCTCACCGAGTGCGCCAACGGCTCATCTCAACGGAACTTCAGTGCGGTCGAGCCTTTGCGTACACAGGTTGCACAGGTCAAGGGCGGCCACTTCGCCTTGGCTGCCTGCCACCTGACCCACCTCACCCATCACGGAGAACGCAGCGGCTACTCTCCCGATGATCCCTTCCGGACAGTAACTGGCGCCAACCGAGGCGAGCAGGCGCTTGTCGCCGCGAACATGGTCACCCTGCGGAAAGGGTCGGTTGGGGCCGACGTTGCTGGCCCGCTCGGCGTAGTCGCCACCAGCACTGGACACCACGCCATATCGACGGCGTTCTTCGAGCAGGCGAACGGCGGCTTCTACGACGGCGATGGCCGCGCCGCAGATTCACCACTTTCGACCATCTGCCAATCCGGCGCTAACCAGCGGCTGGTCAACGCCTACCTGGTGAAGTACTACGGGAACGAGAAGGACGGCATCTCGCTCACTGAGCCGATGCACACCCTGCCGACAAAGGACCGGGTTGCGCTGGTCGAGGTTGTTCAGGTGCCTGACACGCTGACGCCTGAGCAGATGGAGGGCGCCCGCCGTTGCGCCGCATTCATGCACGAGCATCTGCCGGAGCATTTCAAAGACCCGGCCGGAATGGTCATGGTCGGCGGCTATGTGCTGGTCGACATCACCCTCCGCATGCTGCAGCCACCTGAGCTGAAGGCGGCGCAGGGCTTCGACAAGGGTTACATCATCGACCGCGGGTTGTTCGTCGACCCGGTAACCGGTGTCGAAGAATGGCGCGACATAAACAAAACGGACCAGGTTCGGCTGATCGGCAACAGTGTCTGTCCGGACGAAGCCGAAGCACTGGTCGCCGCAAACGCCGCCGACATCATCGAGCTTTACCAGCGCCTAGCGGCCTGATTGAAGAGCCCATCTTTCGGTACCGCTCTGAATGAGTGGCGGATAATGACCAACATCACGTTCAGCCTGAAGCCACGCCCTGGTTTGCTCGATATCGAAGTGATAGTTGTTCACCCGCTTAACCGCCAACACAGTGCCAGTGATGTCGTATCGACTGCATTCCACGCAGTCGACTGATCTGCCGCCGTCTGCAAATGGCCACGTCTGGGCTAATGCCCCGCAAATGTAGCACTCCATATTCACCTCCGTTTTGCTGATCGCTGAACTGTAGCTGATCCCTCACCACCCTCCACCGCCCGGGCATGACCCGGCATAGGACGCCCCATGCCCACAGAAAACAAAATTGCTGAGCCGCTTAAGGTCGAGCGCTCGACAGTGACGAAGCTGGTCATCACCGGCGCGCCGCGGCTTGACGCGATCACCGTGTTTCTCGAGGACTTCGGCCGCCGCGACTGCCCGATCGAATCCAACCCGAACTATCAGACCGCCCAAGGCAAGATCACCATCAACTGCTGGGACAACAGTTGGAACGCCTACTGGGGCGGCATGGGGCCGCGCACCGTCGCCGAGTTCGTCGCTGACTGCGGCTGGGACTACGTCCTGAATTGCTTGGATCGCGGCATCAGCCCCACCGTCTTCAGCGGCGACACGCTGAACGCCCTGGCCAAGAAGTGCATCGTCCAGCGCCGGCGCCAACAGACTGGGCGACACGACTGGGAACTAGGCGAGCTAGGCAAAGAGGAAGCTCGCGAGCTCTGGCAGGACATCGACGCGCTCCGCAGCATCGAGAGCTAAAGCGAATGCTGGCATCAAAGCGCGCTGCTGACCGAGTTGTTCGGTGATGAATGGCAATACCCGCTCGACGGCAAGGCAGTCGAAGAGAACCACAAATTCACGTACCTGCGCCGCGTTGTCGAAGCGGTCCAGCAGGCGCTGCGTCAGGAACAGCAGCAGGTGGCAGCATGAAGCGCATCTACCTCAGCGGGCCGATGTCCGGACTGCCCGAACTCAACTTCCCCGCCTTCGCCGCAATGACCGCCAACCTGCGCACCGGCGGCCATGCCGTAACCAATCCAGCCGAGCTGAACCCTGACGGCGGTTTATGGAACGACTGCATGCGCCGCGACATCGCCGCCCTGATGGACTGCGACACGGTGGCCACGCTCCCGGGCTGGGAGCATTCAAAGGGCGCCCGCCTCGAAGTGCTGATCGCTGAACGCCTCGGCATGACGGTGGTGAACGCCCATGATCTGGTATCGATGGAGATTGGAGGAACATCTGAGCAGTGCAAAGGCCATTAAAACTGGCCGTCACTCAGACAAGCGTCGTATTTCCTCACGCGTGGGCATTGTCCAGTCCGACGCTCTTTTCTCATAGATTGATTGTTCTGGCTTTGTAGGCTCGTAACAAAAGGCTAAAAAATAGATAGCTAGTGACAATGCTGCAACACCTGCACGCGCGAGAGGATCCGCGTTTTTGGAGAGGCGTCCGCCAGGCGCAACTTGGATCGTTGTACCCCGAATATATGCAAACACTGCCTGACCAAAAAACACCTGCAAAAAAAGCACGGTCCAAAAACTCTTCCAGTCACCTACGAATCGAGCAAATACATTCGTAAGCGAAGCGGTCGTCATCACTAGAAATAACCAAAGCTTATAGCGCCTCAAAAACTCCATAGCTCTATTTTCCGACTTCAAATCGCTTTCTCCAATCAACGAACTCAGCGTATTCAGATATCGGCCAGAGTAAGCCGATCCTAAATCACGCGATCCCTCCCGCTTCAAAGTCAGCCGCTATAGCGGCAAGGAAGAAGACATGCCCACAGAAAACCAGTTCCTAGATCCATTTGACCCTAAACGTCGATCAAACGAGCTGCCTGGTTCGAATCGATGATTGGAATCGCCCCAGTGCCTTGATGTTCTGAAAACCACTCCCGCGTTAATTCCACGTCAAAGTGCCATTTATGGGCTTTCATCAGCACAAGCGCAGTACCAGTGATTCGATAGTACCCGCACTTCGGACAGCCTCTTTGCTGATAATCGACACCAGCATCGACGATTGCCGCTGGCCCATAGCAAACCAAACAAGTCATCGCTCTCCCCCTTTGGGCTAATGGCTCCGCTGTAAGAATTCCTCCCCGCTCTCACTCGCCCGGGCGAGACCTGGCGAAGTACGCTCTACGCCCACAGACACAACACGGCCGAGCCGTTCCAGCGCGAAGACCGCTACGAAACTCCTCTCCTTCAAAGTCAGCCAAACGGCGGCACATCGAATGAAATGAGAAGCTCAGATAGCAGGCGGGAGGTTGTTGGTATGAGCAATGATCGGGGCATTCATAAAGGCGTCCCAGCACTGATAGGCGTCGTGCTGCCTCTTAGTCGCAATTTCCCACTCGGGTCCCGAAACACAGCTGGATGACACAAGCATCATCATTCCCATGGTTGCGGCGTCCAGCTCTAAAAGGAGCTCGTGTGATTTCAATCTGAAGTCATCGATCGATGCCATGTCTGTGCCCTGGGCGGAGCACACCGCCATCGAGTAACTGTTGTCACTCAGGCGGTTGAGTGCAACGTGAAGAGGTTAGTTCATACCCATTCGACCGTAGTTACGCCGACCCTCACCTCCTCCTTCAAAACAAGCCGCTATGGCGGCAAGGACGAAGTCATGCCTGAAGAAAGCGAACAAAACCTACGGAAGCAGATCACCGCCTATATGAGCGGCGCGGGGGGCTCCCGGGACAACTGGTTCTGCACCTGGTGGTTTCGGTTCCATATCGAGCCGTTCACCACCAAGCAGGTCCGAAGAGAGCTGGAGTGCATGAAACATGACGGGCTCGTTGAGTCGGATCACAGCCAAAGCAATAACACCAAATGGCGGCTCACCAAATACAAGTCTGAAGGGGTGAAACCATGATCGCCCTCGCCTGGTTCGCCTACATGTACTGCTACAAGGGGCCGCGGTGAATAGAAACCGCCTCATCAGCCACCGAATGAACCGGAAAGTAGTTCGACAACTGATGAGGCGCAAGCTCAAACAATAGCTCACTTACTCAACTTGTCGTGGACGGAACCATGTCCGGGGCCGCGGCGATAGCCAAGAAGTGTCCCCCTCACCAGTCACTTCAGGGACGAGCTGATTGGGCTGCAACTGGTGAGGTGAACGATTAAACGTTAGCCGACCTTCTCCGCTTTGTATGTTGCCCTTCATCTCATTTTTTCAACACTCATTTATCAGCTGCCGGTAAACGGCCGGCGAGGAATTCTGCATGCGAAAAGTTATGCGATCGGTCGCAGATCCAGGCGCGGAACACGGCTTCCGAATCGAGCCTGCAACATATGAGCAGGCCGAAGAGGTTGCTGGGTTCCGGCTTGATCGACGGCGAAAATATTGGATCACCAAGGACGGCGAGGTCGAGGAAGAAGGTGTTGTGACGATGGCGTGTAGCGGGTGCAGCTGCGGATGTGAGGGTGGCTGCAGTTGCGGCCCGTCGTCCGGATGCAGCGAGTGCGGATACACGGGCAAACGGCGCTTCTACTTCGGTTACCCCGCTCAATCCCCCGAGCAGCGAAAAGAACTTCACAGCCTTTAACCACCTTCTGCCGCCACGCGCGGCATGGAGCACCCAATGAAACGAGAACTGATCAAGATCAGTGAGTTCCAGCGCCGGCGCTGGGGCGAGAACGGCACCCCGCAATGCCCGCAGGCCATCCGTAACCACATCCGAAACGGCATGGTGCCCGGCGAGCAGATAGGAAAACTCTGGTACGTTGACTGGACAGCATTCAATCGCTCGGACGGCAACGATCTGGTGGCGATGGTATTGAAAGGAGCTGCATGATGGTCCCACGGCCGCGCAACAAGGCGAACAAGAGCCTCCCGCAGAACCTTTATTTCGATTCGCGGCGCTCGACTTATCGCTACCGGCGGCCAACCGACGGGAAGTGGTTTCAGTTCGGAACCGATCGCATCAAAGCAATCGATGCAGCGAAGCAACTGAATCTGGAATTTATGCGCGGCGCTGACCTGATCGGCGCCGTGATGGGCAGCTCGTCAGAATCATTTGCCGGCTTCCTCAACACCTACGAACGCGACGTTTTGCCACCGCGCGAGCTCGCCAAAGGTACGCTGGGTCTTTACGCGGTGCACTTCCGGCGTTTCCGCAAGCAGTTCGAGGGCAAGGCCGTCGATCAGATCACCATTCGCATGGTCGCGGAGATGCTCGACGCGCTCACCCCGCGCACCGCGAACCAGTGCCGGGCGCTACTGATCGACATCTTCAATCACGCAGCGTCCAAAGGACTGTGCCCGGACAACCCGGCGGCCAGCACCATCAACCGGATCGAGAAGAAGCAGCGCAAACGCCATACGGTTGAAGGACTGAAAGCCATCCGGGAGAAGTCGCCGGCCTGGCTGCAGAACGCAATCGATTTGGCGTTGATCACCGCCCAGCGCCGGACAGACATCCTTGATATGCGTTTTGATGGCAGTCGGGAGGGTTACCTGTACGTGGTGCAGAAGAAGACGGCCAAGGCCAGTGACGCGGCATGGATACGATTTCTGATAACGCCGGAGTTGCAGGCGGTCATCAGCCGATGCCGTGACGATGTCGTATCGCCCTACCTGGTGCACCGAAAGCCCGAGCGCCGGAAACAGAAACAGGCGCAGACCAAGGATCACTGGACAAAGATTGAGGAGAGGTATTTGACGCGAGCATTCAAGGAGGCCAGGGAGGCGGCGAACTGCTACGCGGGATGGAGGGAAGAAGAGATGCCGGGCTTCCATGAAGTGCGTGCGCTATCGCTGCACCTGTACAAGAAAGCCGGAAAGGATGGTCAGAAAATTGCCGGCCATGCGAGCGAGGGCATGACCAGAAACTACCAGCGGGACCACGAGGAAATCGTCTGGTCCGAAGCAATTCCGGACCTGAATATCAGCGAAATCACCGGGTAGTTTTGCGCCAGTTTTGCGCGGGTTTTGCGCAGACACAAAAAAGCCGATCTGACTGATCGGCTTAACTGTCTGATTTTACTCAGGAAATATGGTCGGGACGGAGTGATTCGAACACTCGACCCCTAGCACCCCATCTCCTTTTTCATACTTCTTGAAAGACTCCGAAATTTCACTCTGGATTTTTCT